ATGACAAAGAAAAAAGCATACAAACCCGGTTCCGCAACCATTGCGCAAAATAAACGCGCCCGCCATGAATACTTCATTGAAGAAGAGTTCGAGGCAGGTCTTTCACTGCAAGGTTGGGAAGTAAAATCTCTGCGTGCTGGCAAAGCCAACATTAGTGATAGCTACGTAACCTTTAGAAACGGTGAGGCATTTTTGTTTGGTGCCACAATTACGCCGTTAAACGTGGCATCGACGCATGTTGTCTGTGAGCCAATGCGTACCCGTAAACTGCTACTCAACAAACGCGAGCTGGACTCACTGATTGGTAAAGTTAATCGTGACGGTTTTACCGTTGTTGCCCTTTCCGTATATTGGAAAAACGCTTGGGTTAAAGTTAAAATCGGTGTCGCCAAAGGTAAGAAAGATCACGATAAACGCGATGATATTAAAGATCGTGAGTGGAAGTTAGACAAAGCACGAATAATGAAGCACGCAAATCGTTAAGTGACTGGCTTAACAGGACATAGTTCTGTTATACTAGCGAAGTTCTTTGGGGCTGATTCTGGATTCGACGGGATTCGCGAAACCCAAGGTGCATGCCGAGGTGCGGAGGCCTCGTAAAAAACCGCAAAAAAAATAATTGCAAACGACTCGCAATACGAATCTGCTGCTTTAGCAGCTTAATCAGCCTAAGAAACTGAAGATTCCCTCTCTCCCTAGCCTCCGCTCTTAGGACGGGGATCAAGAGAGGTCAAACCTAAAAGAGATCGCGTGGACACCTTGCCTGGGGTGAAAGCGTTAAACTCAATCAGGATAGTTTGTTAGTGGCGTGTCCGTCCGCAGCTAACCGGCGAATGTAATGACTGGACTAAGCATGTAGTGCCGACGGCGTAGTAATTTCGGACGGGGGTTCAAATCCCCCCAGCTCCACCAAATAAAACAAGGGGTTACGTGAAAGCGTACCCCCTTTTTCTTAGAAGTGGCGGCAAAATGGCGACAGAGTTTTACTGCCTACTATTCTCCAGTGGGTTCACTTCGTAAGCATAAGTAAAGGGAATATGTGATGACAGAGCAAAACCCTCAGTATCAAGTCAAAGAAGTTCGCGAACTGCATAGCGTCCACAACGGAACCAACCAACTCAATAAATTTTTAGCTGATGGCTGGATTTTGTTATCAACAGCAACGGGTGTTGATTCAGAAAATTATCCTATTCATACATGGACTATTGGGCGCATTAGCTAACACGGCAGAATTTTGTCCACTAAGCCAGCCAAAGAGCTGGCTTTTTATTGCGTCAGTATCCGCACATTAAACAATTTTCAGTTTTAGAAACACGTATCAATCTTGCTACAACACGCACTAGCCCTACCTTTTCAAGTTTTCTTTCAACCTTGAAAGCAATCCTCACGTTCCACCTAAAAAACCACGTAATTTACACAATCCCCTTTAAATTCAACGCACTAATATTTTCTCGCGATCCACTCTGAGATCCAAAAACTGAAAAACACTGAAATTCTTTTCAATCTTTTCAGTTGGCAAAACTCCGCAAAGCCCCAGCCACGGCGCGGGCTGGCGGGGTATTTTGTAGGAATTTAAAACTGAAAAAACTTTATAACGCAAAGTGTGCAGGCGGGTGCGGTGTAGTGCCGTTTCCGTCATGATGACGTTTCTTTCGTGGCATGTTCCGCTATGTGTGCGGGGCGTGGCTGGCGTGATCCATTTCGGGTATTGCGGTGTGATGATGGGTTTATTGCGTGCCGTGTGGGGCCACTGGCAGTGCTTTTAGATGGGCGTAAAAAAGCCCGCGCGCGGCGGGCTGATTGGGCGAGATCGATTAGCCAATCACAGGGGAGTATTTACCGCGTAATCCGTCTGACTTGGTGCCAGTGGCGGTAATGCTCCCGGCATTGAGCGGGCCGCCGGTATTGGTATGGGTATGTGCTGCGGTCAACTGCGCCAGCTCTTTCACCACATCCAGCGTATCCAGCATGAGGGCCATCACGTTAATCTGCTGGCTACCAATCCACACTACCGGCGCTATTACATCCTGCCGGGCGGCGGCGATGCTACTGCGGATATTGCCAATCTTCTCTATCAAGTCCTGCCCCACATCGGTGGTTAAGGTTTTACCCACTTTGGCCATGTAACTGGCTTGGGTGGCCAGACTGTAATCCCCCTCGCTAATCTGCTGGATAGCACCAGCCAGTAAGGTGGCCGTCCCCAATACCGTGGTTTTATCGGTAGCCTGAACGGTGGTTTCACGGGCCACCAGTGTGCGGGCTTCATCATCGGCCGTTATCACCCGGCTCATGGATTCCTCACGAATAACCTGATCGGTTTTACGCTCCCAGTCCCCTGCCACCGTCACCCGCTGCGATACGCCATCACGCTGTTGCTGTAGTTGCTCACCCGGCTGCACCGTGGGCAGGTTATTGCCCTGTGATAATGTTTGACGCACAAACGGCTTATCCGGCCTGCCGCCAGTAAAACCCACTTCAACCAAGGTACCGGCAGGGGGGAACTGGAACATGCCCGACTCGGCCCCAGCCATTGGCAGAGGTAACGGCACCGCAGGATAAACCGGCGTATCTGCTGCGGCCTTGCCATCATCATCCAACAATTGCAGATTCACCGCATAGCGGGGCCTGAACGGGTCGGCCATATCACCACTGGTCACCGCCTCGCTTGGTCCCTCAACACGGGCCATTTTCGGCAGATGTAACCCGGCGGATAGCTCAGGGTAAGCATTATCAATTTGTCGCTGGATGGGGGTTTTCTGCAACGGCTGGCCTGTGGTTTTATTGCGCGGCGTCCACGTTAAGACCAAATCATCATTATTCAGCCGAACGGTGGTTAAGCGCTGGCCATTCAATACCACACCGGGGCGCACTGATTGGATCATTGGCACGGTCATGGTATTGCCTGCCGCTGCTGCGGTACTGAATTCTGACGGGATATCTATCGGTTTACCGGCGAACAATGAATGCTGCCAACTGCCGATATAGACCGCGCCATCTGGCAACTGGTACCAGACATAATCCGCAATACCAAAGGCGTTACCGATATTGGCCAGCAACTGATAACCGCTGCCGCTGTGGGTAAAATGCGGTATTGGCTTGTCGTTATAGTCAGCACTGGCGGCAAGCTGGAACGTTAACCCGCTGTTGTCAGTCAGCCAGTCGGCCAACTGGCGCAGGGTCGGGTGTTGCATTGATACCGGCCACATGCGCTCAAAAACACCGGTTAACTCCCGCACAAATAGCCGCTGTGCGCCGTTCTCTGCCGGTTGTGAACGCTCCACATAACCGGTAAACCAGCGCAATATTAATTCAGGGTAACCGGCATCCAGCCGCACCAGTTTGCCGGTATAATCGGTGGTGGTTTCTGCGGTAATAAAGCCGCGCCCGCAGGCGTTCAGCTCCAGCACCAGATTGGCATCAACCAGTGGCACCGCATCCCCGGACAGCATCAGTCTGCGGATCGGTTTCATGAGGCTGGCCCCAGAGCATCATTGACCGGCTTCAACACCTTGCGCTCAAACCAGCTTAATTTATCGGCATCCTCTCCCGCTTCACTGCCACCGGCAGCGGTACCGCCTGCCGTTTGTTTTTTAGTGGCGGTCTTGCCACCGGCGCGGGCCTCGCGTTTTTCTGACACGCTCAAAAATTCTTTCAAGGTGAAAGTCACCAGCCACGCCATTTTGCCATCCTGTTTTGGCGCATCAATCGCCCCGGTAAAGGTGGCCAGCCGGAAATTAATCGCCTGCGCCACCTGATTGGCCACCCGGTATTTTTTCAGTGCGCCGCCAGCGTCTTTGGATTCAGCCAGTGCAAAAATGCGGGTTAATACCTCCGGGGTACTGAATGGCACCATCCCGGATACGCGCAGCTCTTTTGCCTTGATACCCTGCTCTGCCGTGGCGGTGCTCGATGTCTGCCCGGACTGGTCTTTTTCCTGAAATTGCATGGTGGGGGTTACGGTCAACCCCTTTAACGGGATGGCTTCACCGTCCAGTGCCAGCATGACTATCTGTGTCATTTATCATCGCCTCCAGCGTGGTTAAATCCTCTCCGGCAAACAAGGTGGCCAGAGTAAAAACAGCATCCTGCTGCGGTACGTTCTTTCTCATTTCGCTGGCAATTGTGGCCGCGCTGCCTCTGGCGGTAAATACCCACGCCTGCGCACTGCCTGCCAGTAAGCCATTTAACGCACTTTCCACACTGGCCAGTGCCGCCGCCTTGGCGCTGGCAAAACCGGATAACACCGATCCCAATCCAGCCATGCTAGCCCCCGCCCCGGCGGCATCTTTGGCCTGTGCAATACGCTTCGCATTGATGGCCATGCGGCTGGTTGCGGTGGATAACGGCTGCGGCAGCGGTAAACCGTTTCCGGCACTGGCCGGTAACTGCATTTTTGTGGTGGCCAGTGTGGCCGCTGTGCTGGCCATACGGGCGACTTGAGAGAACACCGGCAACGGCAGCACCGCAGAGAATTGCGTGAGCGCTCGCATAAAGGCGGGATGGTCAGCGGCACAGACCATAAATACCACCACCGACTGCTGGCCACCGCTACCTGCCAGTTTTCCCGCCAGATGATCCACGGCGTTCTGCGGGCTAAGGTAACTGCCCGATTCCTCGCTACGGCCTACGCCATAAACCCACGGATGCACCGGCAGCATGGCGCAATTGACTGCGGCCATATTACCGGGGATAGATAATGTTGCTTTACGCCACATCCCGCACCTCTGGCCATACCGGCACACGATAGCCCTGATTTACCGCTTCAATCAAAAGCCATTGCGGTAATTCTGGCAACTCGATTAATGGCCAGTTGGCCAGTGTTGGCCATGCGCGATAAGCGGCACGAATGGCCATTAACTCACTGCGTTGTGCATCTGTCAGTGGCTTATCATCAATTGAATAATCAATGATAGTCATAGCATCGGTTGCCGTAATAAATGCATCACGATAGCGGCGGGCTGTCGCTGCTACAGCATCAGCCGTAACCACGGGAACAGGAACATTCACCCATACCGGCTTACCTTTTTTATCTGCACCGCGCATTTTCCCGGCTGGCGGTTGCGCGGCAAATTGCGCATAAATATCATCGCCAATCTCGATCAAGTCACTCGGTAATGTCCCGGCGTCTGCATAAACATCCAGCAACTCTTTGGGGTAAAAACTCAGGGTTGTAGCTGAAAAACAATACATAGTGACCTCCTGTCAAAAACCAATCGCAATAAATAGCGGGTAAACTGCTGCACCGGCTGTACCGCCGCCGGGCCGCTGCAATATGCACGTTGCGCCAGTGTTATCCCAGCTTGCGACCTGATACCACACATCACTATTTATATCCTGCGCGGGGTTTTTTGTGGACACATGCGCCATCAAACAGGCTGATGGAAAAGGAATGGGGAATTTAGTCACCACATTCAGCGTTTCATGAATAATGGCGGGGCCGGTACACCATTGAATAATCATTTTTGATACCGGGTCACGCCACCACCCATTCGCGACCATTGATGATGTACTGCGCATAGCGTTGATGTAAGTAGATAGCCAGCCGTTGCCCCATGTTTCGCCCTTAATATCACCCCAGGCGGCGTATGTTGTGGCTCCCTTGCCTGCGGTTATACTGGCATCACTTGCAATACTTGGGGCCGAAAATGGGGCTGTACTCGATACCTTATCGCTAATGTTTAGCCCAGCGTTTGTCTCGTTGTTATATATAGTCAGCAGGTCACCGCCACCGTTCCCAACGTACCACTTTCCTGTCGCTTCAATATAAAGGGCATCAGTGACGCTCTTTGCTGTCAGAGTAATTCCAGCACCTTTAATATTTGTTAAGCCAGTCGGTGTATTCACTATTAGCCGATCGGGGCGCAGTGTCATTGCATAGTTTGAGTTGTCATTCCAAAAATAAATATTTTTGTCAGAATGCAGACCTATGCCTGTTCCTGTCGGGTTTGTAATCCCGCAATTTGTCGGGCCAATAAGAAAACTTCTATATCCAGCTGGGCCCAGCGGTTCGCCGTGAATGCCTGAGATTTTTAGCGGGCCGGTCATAGTGCCGCCAGTGGCAGGTAATGCATTCACAATGCGGCTATCGTCACCGGCGGCAACGGTACCGGCAGTTTTACCGATATCAACCAGCGCCGCGCCTTTGAGCGCAAGGTTTTGCCGGAATAGTGGTACGTTGGGAATATCCGCGCCGTTCCGGTCTTTTGCCAGCCGTGCGTTGGCATTATCCATGGCGATTTTTACCGCTTTCGGCGTTGCGGCCAGTGTTTCGCTGGTACTATCCGTTGCGCTGGCTAACTGGACAAACCCCTTATATAACAGCGTCCCGTCCGGGTGATTGCGCGATTTCTCATGCAGCTCCAAGCTGTTGCTGGCACTGTCCATCACTGCCTTGACCGCTTTCGGCGTTGCGGCCAATGTTTCGCTGTTGCTATCTGTCGCGCTGCTCAGTTTGACAAAACCTTTTTCTGCCAGCGTTCCGTCCGGGTGATTACGGGATTTTTCATGTTTTGCTAACGCATCGTCAGTCAATGAACCTTGCGGGCGCAGGTCGATAATATTGCCCGCCGCATCAATGTTGGCCACCGCAAACACCCGATGCATAAACCCGGCATTGTCCTGATAATCTGCCAGCGTTGCCGCCACGCTCACGGATACCACGCTTTCCCACTGACTGACCACATTGCCCTGCAAACTCACGTCTGCCCACACTTTCATCGGCTTGGCCGACACCGTAATATTTTTGTTTGCCGCCAGCACAGCCCGCAGCCCGCCCACGTAGGCATTACCGGCGGTCACGTAATATTGCTGGCCGGTCTTGGCAACCAAAAAGCCATTACCGAAGAATGCACCGGGGCCGTAGTGGTCAAGGTTAATCAGGCGTTGCCGCTCATCAATGCCTGTAAGCCGGGCGGTAAAATCAATCTGCCATGTTTCTGCCGGAACCGTGATACCCGTTTCACTGGCAGCACCGTCATATTCCATTAAAAAACTGCGGGTTAAGGCATTGCCCTGCTGGCCATTGGCATTGGCAATTTTGCGCTGGGTCGGCGCATGAACAATCATGGCCACCGTGCCGCTGGCTTTATTCACCAGACCAATCCAGTTAAAATCAAAGTCCCCTATTTCGGTACCGATAGTGACCGAATACACCACCGCATTTTGATTAACCACCCCGGTTTTATTCACCGCCTGACGGTGAACAATCTGCCCGGCAGGGGGTAACCCCTCGCTGCGATTGATGGGGGCATTCGGATTTAACCCCGGCACAAAAGCCAATACAAATTCATCCACCACCACGGTGTTACCGCCTGCGGCTTCCCTCGCTTTCCACTGCTCAAAAGCGGTGGTGATAATTGATTGAGACATCATTTCTTCCCTGTTAATGAGGCGGTAAAAGTGGTGGCCGCTGCGACGGTGCTGGTTGCCACGCCACTGCTGGCGCTGTAACACACATATTCATTGCCCATCCAGCCAGCGCGAATGCGCAGCCCTAAGACGGTGATCACTTCAAAGCGATAACGGCGGCAGGTTTTGCCGTACTGGCGAATAATCTGCATCAACAAATCGCTGTTACTGGCTATCTGACCATCACTGACGCGCACCAGAATCACGTCCCAGTCAATGTCTGGCTGGCGCTCCAGCAATTCCACATACCCAATACCGAGGCGCTCAAAGATGGCGATAAATCCCGCCACTGAACCGGCATCAGCGGCGTTAATAAAGGCGTACTGCACCCGCTTGCGGTACAGGCTCAACGGCTCGCCGTTAAAACGGCTGATATCCCGCTGATAGGCCAGCACGTTAAGCAATGGCACCGTGCAAGTGGCAGCATCCAACTGATTAAGCGGCCAACTCAGCCAGCCATGCACCCATTGCCACCACCGACGGCAAATACGCAGTAACTTGTTGGGTTCGCCTTTGTCCATCCAAGAGGGCAAACGCAGTCTTTTTAAGCGGGTGATGAAATCAGGCATTTTCTATTACCACAGTTAAACTTTTCAGGCGTGGCACACTCAGGCCACTGACAATGTCGGTCAGTGAAAAACTCACCGACTCAATCAGCGAAAACGCCTTGTGCAGCTCCCGCCCCAGATTAGAAAATGAGTAACGGGAATAGGGCCACGTCTTAAGCACTTTGTAATGACTGTTTTGACGAAAAGCGCAACGGATCAGGTTTTCACAACCGTTGTGTAGCCCGGTCAGTTCATCCGCGCTCAGGTTCTCTTTGTTATTGATATACAACGTGACGCGCAAATCATGCTGGCTTTCCGGCAATGGCATACACTGCATATCATCACCATGGCCGTGGTGACCCTGATTTGTGATGTGGTCATTGACCGCATCAATAAACGGTTGGGATATCTCGCCACTGTCCAGCAGTAAATAGGCGTTGGCGGTACCCGGCCCGCGCGGCGCATCATGCAAAAAATAAATCCGGTCAATGGATAACCCCACCACCCCGGCTATCATGCTGCGGTACACCGCATCGGTGTGATAATTGCCAACCAGATTGAACTGGTTACGGCACCTGTCGCGAAAATCATCATCTGACTCTTTATCAGCGCCCGGCACCGTCAACCAGTTGCCCTCACTTTGAGCGCGTTCAATGCCCGGTACCGCTTGCGGCAAAATTCGGTAATAGCCGGGAGCCAGATTAAACGCCCCGCCCACCTCCGCCGCGTTCACCGGTACCAGTCCACTGGCGACACCGGCCGCAATGGCGGTTTCACTGCTCACCACCACACTGTAGACCTTGCCGTTAATGCGTTCGGTCTGAATAATCGTCCCGGCCGGTATCACCACATCTTGCTGAGTATCGGATTTATAGAAGCGGATCATGCCCTGTGCAGCGGTGGCCGGTTTACGACTGGCATTGACGCCCCAGCCAAATACATCCAAAAAAGAGCCGCTGGCAGTGGCCAGATACATATTGGCCAGCACGGTATTGATTAACACATCGTTGAGCCACAGCACCGGGCGGGTGACAATGGTTTTAATCAGCCGCCAAAAAGGGGACATGCCGGAGGTATTGGTAATTAACCCCTCTTCTTCTACCAGTTCGTCAAATTTCAGCCGAATATCTATTTCAGTGGTCGGCATCCCGCTGTCTTGTAATACCTGTTCGTAATCTATTTCAGGTTTATTATTCATAATCCGCACTTACAGTAATGGGGCCGAAATCGTAGGTGTCCGCTGTGACCCATAGCCGGGTGGCACTTTCTTCATTCACTAACACCGTGCCGGGAATAATGCGCTCATCATCTTCAATCAACATAATTAATTGGGTGATAACATCAGCGCGTAATGTCGGGCTACGTTCAGCAATTAATTGGGTGGTTAAGCCACTTTCAATAATGGCATGGATACAATCCTGACCAATGCTAATCCGGTTATTACACAATATTGGCTCATTACCGGTATTTAATACAAAGTCGCCGTCTTTTATCAGCAGGTCGATATACATTAATTTCGTCATTAATTTAATTCCTGCCATTCCATTAAATCACCCGGCGTCATGCCACCCGGCATACTAATATGTACATTCTCAATGCGTTTGCTGTTATCCGTGACCGATTTTGAATTATCATTAATTTCTTTATTAATCCCGCCTTTTTCAATATTCCGCATCTGGCCACCGGTTAATAAGTTATTGGCTGAATTAAGCGGATTATCAGCGGACAATGGCATTTGATACGCTGGGGATATCATCGGATTATCCACAGGGGGAGCCATTTTATAGGCTGGGGCCATCATCGAATTATCCATAGGGGAAACCATTTTATAGGCCGGGGCCATTATCGGATTATCCACAGGGGAAGCCATTTTATAAGCCGGGGCCATCATCGGATCAGCCCCAATTGTTTTCGCCTCAATACTGACACCGGGAATATAATTCAGCTTATCGATGATCCAATTATAGGTTTCGGCAAAGGTACTTTTCAGCCAGTCCCATAATCCACTGAACACATTACCGATGCTGTCAGCCATAGCACTGAACCCGGCCAACGGCGACAACCCCGTAATAGCCGATACCAGCCATTGCCATCCGGCCACAATGCCCTGCCATACCCCGCTGAACACGCCCCCGACGGCGGTCACTACTTCTGATAGCCACTGGAAAGCGGCGGTATCAGCAATGGCCGCGGTTATCTCATCCCAATACTTAATCAGGTAGTAAATGCCCGCCGCCAGTGCGGCAATGGCCACAATCACTAACAACACTGGCCACGTCAGAAAACTAAATGAAATCCCGGCAGAGATTGCCGCCATCCGCACTGCCAACAAGACCCCGCGCATAATGCGCATGGTGGCATTAGCGGCGATAATCGCCTTGTTATACAGCCAGATAGCAGCGGTGTGGATTTGGGTTACCGCACACAATGCACCCCACAGCAGTTTTAGCCCCATCCAGATAAACATGCTGATCCCCACAACCATATTGGCCACGGCACCGGCGGCGGCAAAACTCAGCAGCGCCAACATGGCATAGCCGATCAACCGGGCGATATTGGGGAATAACTGCATCCAGCGGGCGAATTTCTCGCCGATTTCAGACACCCGGTTCATGATCGGATACAGCACCGGTAACAGGGTTAAACCCAAAATGACCCGCATCCCTGTCCAGATAGCCATCAGCCGTTCCCACGGATCAGCCATTTTCTTGGCCATCTCACCGGCCCGTTTCATGCCGTCATTACTGCCCAACTCAGTAATATTGCGTTTCAGCAAATCGACATTGCCATAAAGCTGTTTAATGACGTTGGCCCCGTCACCAAAGGCTTTATCCAGCTCGGCCTGTGCCTTTAAATTGCCCTCAATGGTTTTCCCGTAACGCCCCTGTAATTTTTCCAGCATTTGCGGCATGGTCAGCATCTGGCCGGAAGCATTCACAAAGCTCAGGCCAAGGGTTTTGGCCCCGGACGCCGCCCCTTTCATGAATGTTTCATAGCTGCCGCTGGCTTCGGTTCCCAAGGTTTTTTGCAACTGGCCCAACACGGCAAATTGTTCATCCATGCCCACGCCATAGTTAGCGCCAACCCCCTTGGAACCCTGCATCAAGTCAGCCATAGTCTGCATATTGACGCCAAAGGCCTGCACCATGTACGCCGTTTTACCGGCTACCTCTTCGGCAAACTTCACTTTGCCTATGCGGTCTGCGTAGCCGTCAAACTGGTTATACATTTGCCCCATGTAGGCGGCGGCTTCGCTACCGGTGGTTTTCATGCCTGCGGCCAGCACATTGGTGGCCAGCGTAAAACGGGGCAAATCACGGTCAGACAGCGTGCCAATGGCACTGCGCACATCAGCACTTGAGCGCACCACATCCACCGCGCTGCGCCCATACTGCATACTGAATTTCAGGGCATCGGTGCTCATCTTTTGCAATGCGCTATTACTCACCCCCTTGGCGCTGGCCTCATTGAGCGCCCCGGCAAATTCAGCCGCAGGCCCCAGTGACCCCTTGAGGCCCTGCACCACACCAAATAACGCCGCACCGCCCACCAAGATTTTACCGAAAGCGGCCTGTGATGAATCCGCGAACCCTTTTACAGAGGATTGCACCTGCTTTAATGGGCGCGTGATTTTATCAATCATGCTTAAAGTAAAATCGAGGTGTTTCATTAATCGCCTTTAAATGCCAAGCCAATACCATTGGCGGTTGATATTCGGGTATTTTCCCAATAACGGTTATCCAGCCAAACGGCACGGGCCAGACTTTCTATATCGTCATTTTCATGTGGCAGATAATAACGGCGCAGAATAAGAAACTGCTCAATAGAATTATTTTCAATCGCCCGTAACCGTTGGGTTAGTTTTTTACTTCGATTTCCAGCTCAGGCGCGTAAACCTTATTGACCTTTTCAATTAATTGCAGCGCCGCACCCGGTGCTTTTAAAATCTCGTCCAAGGCTTCTTTGGTTTCTTTACTGATAATACGGCGCAGGTATTTAAATGCCGGGGCAATTTTATTTTCCATCCCCACTTCATTAATAAAACCGTTATAAGCGGTAGTATTTGGTTCGAAAATAAGTTCAACGCCACCTACCACTAATACAATCTTGCTTTTGTCAGCCATGTTATTTATTTCCTTGTCTCAGATATATTTCATTAATCAGTTGATTGTGTCGCGCCGCGCATAAGGTATAAATACTGCGATAGGCGCGTAATGCGTTATCAAAATCATTACCGGTCGTGCCGGTTAATCGGGGTAATAGGGTGCTGCATTTAGTCAGCTGATTTTCCTGATAGGGCACGTTCGGCGGCATCACTACTTTCGTTGAACAGCCGGACATATTCATCAGTAGCACACACGTTAGTAAACACCGGCTTAATAATTTCCGTATGAATAACCGGCTGGTATTTATCCCCCTGCTGGCGCAACGCTTCCAGCTTATCTTCCAGTTGCCGGGCTGAATCACTGGCTATGCCCTCCGAAATTGTCCGGCCCTTTTCTGCCGCTGTGTTGGCTGCGCGGGTAATACTCAGTTCAAGGCGATCATGCTGCAAATCATTGAGATACCACCCGGCGACAAATGCCGCGATAATCAGCGCCAGTATCTTGCCCATCAGCGCACCCCGTTATGTTCAAGGCTAAAGTGGTTGCCGTCTGGATTGGATTTAAAACGCCCGCCCCAACTGCCGCCCAACTTTTCCCAGTATTCACCCAAAGGGGTGTAAGCTTCGGTTTTGGTCTGATACACCCCGTTGATAAACAGATTAAAATCCACTGCCAGCCGCGAGGTATGCAGACTGTTGCTGATACCGGTTCCCGCTTTGGCATTCAGTTTGGCTTGCTCCGGGGTGCGGTAAGCCTCGCCAAAGGTCAGACGGTAGCCCCGTTCCCCGGCCCAACTAATCAACTGCGCAATCAGTTGGGTAAATAACTGCTGTTTCTCACTTAATGTCATGATTTCTTTCCCTTTAGCAAACTGCTGCCCCGGCGGCGCAACCACACTTCAACCGCCTGATAACCGGCAATACCCAGCGCCGCCCCCAATCCATTGATGGCCAGCGGGGACAATCCCGGCACCCAGACCAGTGCCGCCGCTGCCGCCATTGAAGTACCCGAACCCAAAATAACGCGACCAATAAACAGCCGGGCGGTGATCGGCTCATCGCTGGCCAGAATCTTGCCTAAAGCCAGTAAGGCACCGATAACCCCCAATGAAATAATGGCTTTTTCATGTTCCTGCATCCTTGCCCCCTAGCCGATCAGATTGCGCGTGGCTTCCGATTCCAAATAAGGAATGCCGTTAATACGCACAAAATCCGGGCTGGTAATGAAATACTTAATTTTGTGGGTCAGTACCGCGCCGCCTTTCGGGTCAACATCCAGAATGGAATCAAACTTCAATTTCACGCCGAACACTTCCACCTTTAACTCTTCGTCCCCAGCCTTGGCGTAGAACAACACGTCAAACGGCGGGATACCGCGCCATGAACCGGCGCGTGAGGCTTTGGCGGTCAACTGTTGCAGCACCTTGGTACTGACTTCAATATCCCCCTCACCGCCAACATCGCCTTTCACATCCCCATCCGGCACGCCATTGGTTTGTGCCGGGCCGCTGTTGTCGGTAATGGTCAGCCCGATTTTTTCCACATGGATCAGGTCACCGTCCATATTCACATCAACCGACTGACCAGAAATACGGGTACTCATTGGCTATCCTCCAGCGCGGTATCCAACATCAGACTGACAGTGATACCTTTCGGGCATTCATACGGGCGAACCACAATATAAATCTCCACTTTGGTGGCAGTGCGCCACGTAATCACCACATCCCCCTCTTTCGGCGGTTTTACTTCGCCGGGGAATGTAATGCCATTAATCTGCGTACTGCGGGCCATTTCGCGCAACACCTTGGAAAAATAGGTTTTGTGCGCGGCAATGCTGCCGGGGGTACTGTTGAGCGAACGATCTGCAATCTTGGCAATCGCCTGCAAGCGAATACGGCGGGCCGCTTTATCGACAATGCGCAGACTCTCAATTGCCTGATAATCCCCGCCCTCCACATCCAGTGTACGGCCGTCTGACCAGTACATGCCGTCATAGTCCGGGTACCACATCGGCACGCTGTAGCGCAGGGTTTCCAGCGCTTGCAAGGTGGCCAAATCCAGCGCCACGCCCTTACCGTCCACCGGTTGCGCATCACTGCCCATGTCCAGTAGCGGGCCAGTGGCCACACGGGCCGGACTGTCAGCAATGGTCACGGCGCGGTTACACAGACGCCCGGCCAACACCCCCGGCTCATTGCCCCATAACCGTGGCACCAGTTGCACTGAGGAAGCCGCAACACCCTGTTGTAATGCTGCCAGACGGGCTAAATACTCCGGCCAGCCCTCATCAGCCTGCGGGCCATCAACGGCCAGCACAAACCACACCCAGCGGCCAAACTTGGCCAGCAATTCAGCCCGCAGACTGGCGGCGGCGGTAATAGTCGCTTTATCGGTGGGCAACACCACCACAACCCCCTCAACACTGGCCACCAATTGGGCGGCTCTGACGGCCTCCCCCCATGCCAGTGGGTCAAGTTCGGCATCTTTAGCAGGCTCTGCCAGCACATGCACAAAACCGTTCCAGTTCTGGCCCGCATTGAGCATCGCCGCCGTAGTGCAGCTTTTTATCGCGCTGGCGTCCGTTCCCAGCAATACATCAAAATCGGTCTGCGTGTTCACCGCCAGCGTTTTTCCGGTGTTAACCTTGCCGGTACCGATGTACAGCACGGCCCGTTCAATCTCTTTGGTTTCGCCCTGTAACTGGTTTTTTTGGTCAATATTGACTTGTGGCCAACTCATCGTTACCTCTTTATGTCCTGCTCTTTGACGCCCCAGCCAAACCCGATGGCCTGTAACTGCCGCGCCAAGGCTTTATTAAAATCGTCGTCACTCATGCCCAAGAACTCACGCGCCGGGACATCCACTGTCCACGCTGATTTAGCCGCCTTGCCGCTCAATTTCCGAATCAACAAACCCGCTTGGGCGAAACGCATGTTTTCTACAATTTCTTTGTAAGGTGGCTTACGCCAACGCTTACCCTTTCTCACTTTGTATCCTAAGGCCCGCAGCCTTTTGGCCTGCTTAATGGTGGCGGGCCGCTCCGGGGGGACGGTCTTGACCACTGCGCTGCGGTTAATGGTGACGTGCATCCCGTTTTGCTGGCCATAGCCCACCACGCCTGCGGGTACCGGTTTTTCGCCGTTGCGATAACCCCCGCCCTGCAAATACAGCCTGACCGCGCTAATCTCTGGCATTTCACGGATATGCAGCAATTTCGGCATGTTGCGCAGCATCTTGCCGCGCTGGTTGGTTTGCCGTCCCTGCCACGGGGTGCCATCCGGTGATTGCTGGTTGCGCACATTGCGCTTGGCCGCAACAATCACCCCGTACTTGGCCAGCCGCCATAACAGCCGTTGGCGTTTTGGTGGCGGTAACTCCAGCCGTTTAAGTGCCTGTTGCAGCTCGGTTAACTGTTTTTTACTCAGCTCACCGTTGATAATCATCCGTGTTCACCAATCGGCGCACCCTGCGCATCTGCGCCAAATATCGCGCCCTCCGTGGCCAGCCATAACTCCGGATCAGTCAGTCGCCATTTAGCGCCCTGAAAGGGAATATCCCCGGCCTCATCTTTCTTAATGCTCAGTGATTCCGTGAGTCCCATCGACACCACCACCATGGCGGTTTTACCGTCGATCACATCGATATCAATACTGGGCAATTCCGGCTCCGGGCCGTGGTCGGGGGCATTCTCAATCATCCACACCAGCAACAAGGCGCACAGATTGCGCGGGTCATAATCACGGTAAGGGAAGCGGCCCCAACTCAGCACCGCATCAAACTGCATCAACGCCAGTTGATACTGGTCCAGCCCTAAATCTCGCTGCGCCGGAACAAAACGCAGTTCGTCCATGTCGCTGTTAAATTCCAGCTTGCGCAGCCGTTCCGGCAAGTTGCCCTGTACAAAGGCGGTTAATGACTGTAATTGGCTCATATCTGCCTCACGGTGCAGCGGCCCACACCTTTCATATTGCGCAGTACCGTGCTGGCCTCTGCCAGCAGGCGGCTGCGGGTTTCGGGGTTTTCCTGCCCGGCATTGGGTACCCGGCTAAACTGCGTCGAATACTCCCCCAGTAAATCGGCTTTGGCGCGGGCAAAAACGGCCTTTTTATACTGACTAATCAGTGCCGTTTGTCCGTTCATCGCCACGCCCGGCACCTCTGCGGCCTGTTGATACCCCTCGGCCACGTACCCCGCCGCTAACTGGCGCAGGTCTAAATTCACCTCGGCCACACTGGCCAGCAACGCATCGGCTTGCGTATCGGCATCAATATCCGCCGGAATACTGCGGTTACGCTGGAACTCGCTCAGATTGAGGTCTGGCCAAAATCCATCATTGGTCAGTTCAACATCCTGATAATCAATTTCTTTTCCGTTAAACATACAGCTCCCGAAAAAAGCGGGCAGACCGGTTTCCACGGCCTGCGAACGAATGTTGCAGCCTCCACCGCGCCCGCTTTGGCTCTCGGTAGTCGTTATTGTTCTTTCTCTAGCACCCGTAACCGGGCGGCAATCCGTTGCCGATGGGTTTTAACGCCACACCCCGGATGGAAGATATTAGCCTGCGCCAGTAGCGCATCAGCCTGTTGCAACGTGGCCACATCCTGTATGGCACTGGGCAACGGCTCGCCTTTGTCATTACGCAGCAGCATCAACCCGGCAAACTTGAACCACTTGGCACTGGCCTGCTCCGGGATACGCCAGTTATCGCGCACGTTGTCGAATACCCGCGAGAAATACGGCTCAATACTCTGGCCCTCTGCCGCACTGGCCTCTGACCACGCCAATATGCTATCGGCCACAAAATGGGAAATGCTGCGCCGCTTGCCAAAAGGCGTAATTTGTCGCTGCTCTATCGCAATATCTGCCCAGTCCAACGCCTGATCAAAGTCCCCGACGTCAAACAGCCAGGCAATGCAGTAAGTGAATACCGGATTGCTGTAGACCTCGCCCGCCGCCAGATAGGTTTCCACACTGGGTAACCAGCGGGGCAGCAGTTCCCGGCGTTTCAACTGCACTTTCTCAGCCAGAGTCAGCCCGTGCAGCCGTTGGGCATCATTATCAATGGCCATCTTTTGCAGGTGCATACTGGCAGAACCGGTCAGTGCCTGATGATTGTTTAGCTTGCGCTGCGCCTCAATCATGGCCGTATGACGCTGGGCCGGTGATAAAGCCATGATTGCCCCCTTACTCGCCTACTTTCGGATCACTTGGCTCTTTGATTTCACCGATGGTTACAGCGGATTCATCAATTGCGGCGTACAACTCTGGGTACTCAACCGCATAGCCCTCATTACGCAGGTATTTGTTTTCAAACTGCTTACGGTCTTCCACAAATTCAGCTTTGCGCTGACGTGTGCCACGTTGGGTATAAATATGTAAGTTGGCCAGCGTGGTTACCGTCATTCGTTTACCCGGCATAAACGGCGGTACCATTGCCGGACGTCCGGCGATAGAGTCAGACAGCATTTGCGCGGCGATTTTCTCGGTGGGTCGATCGGCTTTTTGATACAGTCGATACTGCTCTGCCGCCACCAAATCAGCCCCGACCAGCACCACCAAACGTGGATCATTACGGTACTGCTGTGGAATTTTGGTGTTAATCAAGTCGGAAGCCATCGCATCCAAAGACTTGTAATCGCCCTGCTCATCCAATGTGACCGGCGTCGAAATGATTTGCTGGCCCTCTTTGTATTTACGCACCAACTCATGCCAGCCGTAGTTGACGTCTTCCCCATTAGGGTTCGCGGTGGGATCGGTAGACTTGGCCACACTCTTGCCGTTAAAGCCGATACGCAACATATCCAGTGCAAAGGATTGATTAGTAAAATCCTGCATACGTTGGAAAAATTCGTTTTCATCACCGGCGTTAGCCCAAACGGACAGCATGGCCCACGTCAGTGCGGCACCGGAATCTGTTTCAACCAGCTTATATTCGTTACCGGATACACCTGTTGGGCGGATAAAACGGCCACCCTCTGTACGCCCGGTAAAAATCCCCGGATTCCCTACCGCCACTACTTGCCCCTGAAGTTGGTCAACATCTACAACGGTGATCATGTTTAGGAATTCAGCCGTTTCGAGTAACGCATCCCGCAACAGGGTTTCTTTCGGATCAGTGAGTGAAAAATAACGTGACGTATCATTTACGTTATATGACTGCGATAATTGGGCGCTGTATGAGTCAATATATTGACGCGCCCTTTGATTCAATTGCATAGCTATCCCCCACCTTTACGGTGAAATAAAATGTTTTCTAAAAGGTGGTATAAATTAAATAAGGTGCTTAAACGGTTTTTTACCGTCACCATTAGGCGAACGTTTTGGCAATATAGTGATTTTATTTTCCAGTTTGCCAAAGTTCTTAATAATACCCGGCAGATTATTACGCAATTTTGCAAAGTCTTCGGTATCCACCACTTCCTTTACCACTTCTACATCTGCAACAACGTCTTCTACGGCGGTATCAGTCGCATCTGTTTTATTTTCCAGTGACAACACTCGAGCTTCTAAATCTGCAACAGCCTGTGCCAATGCCTGAACTTTATCGTCTGGCGCTGGAGCTGCTTCCTCAATGGGCTGTTCATCGTCCTGAATATTAAACAGACTACGCCATTTACTTTTATTCTTACCTGCTGCCATTTCTCTAGCCTCTTTAATCGGTGTGACTTTATCAATAACTAATGGCTTTAGCGCACCATAACGTTTGTTTTTATTACGGCTGTTAAAACGCATTCTTTCGGTGTAAACACTGGCGGGTTCATCTGTCACCCCTAACCCTTCCAGATAACTTTTCCCCGTTCCTCGAAAGTTGCCGTCAGGCGTAAACTCAGCGGAACAGAAAATCAGTTGCCCAGCCACATTGGCCTGCATTAGAGAGAGGTTAGGACACAGGCGGGCATAAAGTCGTAAGATACCCTCGCCGTCTTCCTCACTCATTAATTCCAGTACCTGCCCCATATTCCCAAAATTGCGGGAATGCTCAGGCCACAACAATGCGGTATATAATTGCGGGTTATAGGTTTCTGCGGCGTCAGTGATCCATTTTCGTTTAATTTCACGCCCATCAACTGTTTCCCCCTCAGCGCAAACACAAATCCAGTCAGTCATTAAATGTGAATTAGACATAACCCTACTTTTAAATATTGTGTTTGTTTCGAGACAGGCAGTATTGCTGATTATTTAAATGGGCGCACTCGCTCTATTTCGGTTCAATTCGGATATACCCCTTTAGCCGAATTGAACCGATTTATTAATAACGTTTATCCAAAATAAACCCCGCATAATGACATTCATGGCTAAACACTCACAAACTATTATCGGCGTGGCGCGTTCACTTTATTTACAACGGTGGACACCGAAAGAAATCGCCAACGAATTAAATCTGCCTAATGCGCGGATTATTTACTATTGGGCACAAAAATGGCATTGGGCTGATATGCTCAGTCATGAAAGTATTGAGGAGGCAATCAATCGCCGCATATTGGTACTGGCCAATCGCGATAATAAAAACGAACTGGAATTAAAAGAAGTCGATAGCTTAATCGCCCAGCACTGCAAATTAATAGCGCAGAAAAGTAAACACGCTGAAAAGTTAGCGGCGATTAAAGCACAGACACAAGACAGTTATGCCAGCGGTGAAGAAGCTGGCGCGCGTGATAATAATGGCAGCGGAAAACGCAAATACCGTAAAAATGATATTTCAGGCATTCAACAGGAAGAGCTGGAACTGTTTGCCGGGGAAACGCTGTTTTTCTATCAGCAATACCTGCGGGCCAATAAACACCACGCTATCCGTAATATTCTGAAAAGCCGCCAGATTGGGGCAACGTGGTATTTCGCCTTTGAAGCACTGGAAGACGCGATTATCAGCGGCGACCCGCAAATATTCCTGTCTGCTTCCCGTGCGCAGGCCGAAGTATTCCGCTCGTATATCGTCAATATCGCGCAGCAGGTTTTTGGGGTGACACTGACCGGTAACCCAATACGCCTCAGTAACGGCGCGGAGTTGCGTTTCCTGTCTACCAACAAGAACACCGCCCAATCCTACAGCGGCCACCTGTATTGCGATGAATATTTGTGGGTACCAAATTTTGCCAAATTAAATGAAGTGGCCAGCGCCATGGCCACCCATGATAAATGGCGTACCACCTATTTCTCCACACCCAGCGCCAAGACCCATCAGGGCTATCCGTTCTGGACGGGTGACGAGTGGAAGCAAGGTGACAAACAGCGCAGCAAAATCACGTTCCCTGAATTCGACGAGTACCGCGACGGCGGGCGGCTCTGCCCGGACGGCCAGTGGCGTTATGTCATTACGTTAGAGGATGCGATAGACGGCGGTTTCAATCTGGCCAATATCGAACGCCTGCGCAATAAGTACAACCGCGACACCTTTAACATGCTCTATATGTGTGTGTTTGTGGACAGCGGCGACAGCGTATTTAAGTTCCATATGCTGGAAAAATGCGGCGTCGATATTGAGATGTGGCAAGACCATGATTTCAGCGCACCACGACCATTCGGTAACCGCGAGGTGTGGGGCGGCTTTGACCCAGCCCGCAGCGGTGACACGTCAACCTTTGTCATTATTGCCCCGCCTCAGTTTGAGGGTGAGCGCTTTCGGGTGCTGGCCACGTTCTACTGGCAAGGGCTGAACTTTAACTATCAGGCCAACCAGATAAAAGAACTGTTTCAGCGCTACAACATGACCTACATCGGCGTGGATATCACCGGTATCGGCAATGGCGTATTTGAGTTGGTACAGAACTTTGCCATGCGCCAAGCGGTGGCCATTCACTACGGGCTGGAAAGTAAGAACCGGCTGGTGATGAAAATGGTAGATGTGATTGAAAGCCAGCGCATTGAATGGGACGCCGAAGCCAAAGAAATCCCCGCGTCATTTCTGGCCATTCGTCGCACCAGTACCGCCAAAGGCGGCGGCATGACCTTTGTTGCAGACCGTACCAAAGAAACTGGCCATGCCGATGTGTTTTTCGCCATTGCCCACGCAATAGATAACGAACCGCTCAACTTTGAGCATAAACGTAAATCCACATGGAAGACGAGCAAAGCCGCATGAAGAAGAAAAAACAGTATCGCCGCGCCCCAGTGACCCATACCGCCCGCAACATGAGCATTATCAGTTTGGGCAAGCCCGAACCGGTTTTAACCACCGGCACCGATTATCAGGAAATTTGGTACGACAGTGATTTTGACCACTACAGCCAGCCTATTGACCGGCTGGCCCTTGCCCAACTGGTTAATCTCAATGGCCAGCACGGCGGCGTACTCTATGCCCGGCGTAATATGGTGGCGGCTGATTATGTCGGTGGCGGTCTGACTCATGAGGAACTGAAAGCCGGGGTATTCGATTATCTGACCTTTGGTGATGTGGCCATTGCCAAAGTGCGTAACGGCTGGGATGAAGTGGTGGCGTTGGCTCCGCTGCCCTCACTTTATTTGCGGGTGCGTAAAGATGACAGCATTGTGATTTTGCAGAAAGGGGAGCCGCTGGTTTTTAGCCAGGAGGATGTGGTTTATCTCAAACAGTATGACCCGCAACAGCAAGTTTATGGCCTGCCCGATTACATCGGCGGTATCCATGCCGCCCTGCTCAACTCCGAAGCCACTATTTTTCGTCGCCGTTACTATCACAACGGGGCGCATACGGGCGGGATTATCTACACCAATGACCCGAATCTCAGCACCGAAGTGGAAGACGAGATTATAAAAAGTCTGGAACAGAGCAAGGGGATCGGCAATTTCAGCACCTTGTTTGTGAACATCCCGAAAGGTGACCCGGAGGGGATTAAATTTATCCCAATTGGCGATATCAGCGCCAAAGATGAATTTGCCAATATCAAGAATATCAGTGCGCAGGATATTTTGACCGCCCACCGTTACCCGGCAGGGCTGGCGGGGATTATTCCCAGTAACAGCGCGGGATTGGGTGACCCGGAAAAGGCGCGGGCAACCTACCGAAAAGATGAAGTTATTCCGCTGCAACGCATGATTATGGACGCTATCAACAGTGACCCGCAGATACCAGTGCATTTACACGTTAAATTCGACATTGAAGATACACAATTGGGTGCGTTATGAGCAGAAACACGTTAAAATTCCAGAAGTTCGCCACTTTTGGAGCCAGAAACATGCGCGTTTTAAAAATTGAATGTACAGAATGCGGTGCTAAGGCTGTCATTAAAAAGACAAACCGTAAGCACCGTGAAATTGCAGACGTATATTGTGCGTGCGGTGATGTTGAGTGTGGGCATACTTTCGTTCTTAATCTTACCTATTCTCATACCATTAGCCCCAGCGCAAAAACGGGTGATAAATTACTACAAACTGTAGTTCAGGGGCTTAACCCCCACCAAAAGCAGATGATGCTGGAGCTATTGCAAGCTCCCACCGCTTGATTGATGGCCCTCATTTTGGGGGCTGTTTTGTTCATATTCATCCAACTTCTCTACTAAATTTTTTGCCATATCAGAAATCCACGCTATAGCCAACGCCCGATCTGCATCGTTGCATGTGCTGCTATTCGTGACTAATCTTGCAACCAAATCAATACGCTGCAAAGCCAGAGATTCAAAAAGTAAATCCGTCACGGCTCCCTCCATCATATTATACTGTGTTTATATACAGTATAATAGAATTAAGAAAATAGGAAACAGCTAACTGCCTGTTTCCTCAGAATTTCATGAGTGAAATCAATTCCAGCCCGGCCAGCGCTGGTGTTCTGGCCGAGGGGCCACCTCTTCTAGTCGGCCATTTTTTAGCCTTACAGAGCGGTCACTGTAAAATTTCAGGCTGCTGCCCCGTTCCAGTATCGCTATTTCTTCTTCATCCCCCATAAAACCTAGACGGCGTAATTCCTGCGTTAATCGTTGCCGGGCATCCGGCGTACAGTTATTGACAGAACTCCTAGCGGCGGCGTTGCCGCCAGAAAAACCCAAAACCCCGGCCTGCGCTGCGCTTTCGGCCAACTTCGGCACAATCTGCCACTTAACCAGACGGGTGCAGACAGCGGAGCCCTCCCCCAGTAACGGCGAATAGATACCCAAAACCCGTTTAACGTCTTCGGCGTAGATATTGCCCATTTCGGTGATTTCATATGACAGGCGCACGGTCAAACAATCCCGGCTCACCATCGGCCCGCCCTGAAACTCGGTGTAGGCATACCAGTTGCCCACATCAGCGGCAAAACGCACGTTATCCATATCCTGATCCGGCAGTATTTGCCCGTCTCCGGGCAAGCGGCGTAACTCGCGCCAGACAGTGACCGGCGCACCACCGATTTGCTGAAACTGCCGAATACGCCAACGGCTGGCCCATGCGGTGACTGCTTTCGCCATGTCTCGCGCATTACCGCCCGTCTCACCGTCTGCTTCTTCGTCGAGCGCGTAACCGTCGATATTCTTTGAGATATATTTCGCGATATAGCCGGTTGCACTGCCTTTGGCCGGATCAATGGGTTCAGCATGGAAACGGGCTTTCAGTGCTTCGGGGCTTTGTAATGTCTCGGAATCTTCTAACCGGGCGTAATAGCAGAGAATGTCACGCACCTGATCAACGTGTTGCGGCAGCATAAACAGCAACACATGCCAGTGTGGGGTGCCATCGTGATGCGGCTCTACCACCCGGAAACCAAAGACGTTAATCCCGGCACGGGCAATAGCGGCGCGAGATTTGGCCCATACGCTGCATAAGTATTTTTGTGTCTGACGTGGGCTGGCCCCATTCCAGTTGCTGACAAAGCCGCCACCGTGATAGACCGCATGATATTTAGACGGCGCAGTGATAGTGTAAAACTCCCCCACACAGCCCATTTCATTGGCTAAATCTTCAAAACCTCGCATTCTGACCATCAGTTCACATCTCCGTATTGCGGGATTGGCGTTACTACCATTCACCATGTCTTCTAACGAAACCCGTTCACCGTCCTGATTTTCCAGCTCAAACGCTTTGAAAAACTCCCGGTTACGCCGTTTTTGCTCTACCCATTCGGCCATGGTTGACCGGCTGACATAGGCTGACGCTGATTTCTGTACTTGCCCCACCGCAATGGCCATATGTTCACGGCGCACATCGCGCAGGCGTTTTAAACGCACACGCCACCAATCCGGCGACATCATGCGCAGTAGGCCAGATTCAAGTTTGCGCGGGTTGATTTTCTTGCGGCTGGAATTGAATTCCCGCCAGTACGGCGGTTCAGTTCCCACTTGCTTGCACAGTTTTGCAAGGCAGATATAAGCGCATTGGGTGCGCTGCCAGAGTTCTTTTGGGTCGCTACTCTGCCCGGTGAAATTGCGTTCGATATAGTCGGTAAAACTTTCAGACATAAAATCAGCCACCCGGTGGGACAGGTTGCGTAACTCATCACGGCCAAACGATGGCAGGCGTTCTAAGTCGTCGGCAAAGGGCCATGGTAAAAAACCGGGTGCTTTAATGACTGGCTGATACTGGCGATTAACCATCTGTAGACGTGGCAATACATTCTCGCCCACCGTAGTGCGTAAGAATGTATTGGCATGGCGACGGCCTTTTGATTGGTACAGATTGGAGTAGCGATCACCAAAATAACGGGCCAGAAATTGGGGCATTCCCCCTAAATACTGGCTGCGCCATTGGTGATCAGTAGGGTTCTGAACAAAGAGTTCGTCTTCGGTGATGCTGATATCTTGCGGGCGGCGCGGCCCCTCCGGCTCCCGGCTGAACTCACCATTAAAAGGTAAAGACAGGGATAAAATATCCCCGTCCATAAAGTCATTTACCGGGCGCTGAATGGTGGCGGTCATTCGCAGACACCAGCATAAACGCTACTACAAACAGCATAGTCATTTGTCGAAGCTAATAAATCGAATTGACTACCACCGCGAGTGGTTAAGGCCCAGTCTCGATAAGTCTCGATTCCGTGCGACTCAACAGTGATACATTCAATCCGCCGCTCTGATTTACGGGGGTCTTGAGTGGCAGGGAAAAAGGTGGAGTTACCATGGCGCGAACATGAAGCTACTAATTTTTCCCAACGGGATACACGGGCTATTTCTTCCGGCCAACGGCTGAATATCTCCGCTAACTCGGATTTTCTAGCATGGATGCACGGCATACAGCCAACACGGCTACATCCCTGCTGATATAAGGGATTGGGTTTTATTCCATGGCGTTTAGCGAGGGCAAACACTTCCTCATGCGGCCAGCTAAGGATCGGGCGATAGACATTTAAGCCCGGTGTATTATCTGCATCGGTTTCCCACTCAGGTAGCAAGGCACGTGCGGGTGACTCTTGCGCCCGCACTCCCTGCCAACTGATTACCTCGTCATACTCAGCAAGCAGTGGCATGACAATCTGGTCACGGATTGGTGCATGTTTCAGTTCTAACGTACAAAAACGGGCTTTGGTTGATGGAAAGCGGCCTTTCCACATACACAGGTCGAGAAAAGGGATGCCGGTAGGGTGTAAAATCTCAAGAGCTTCTGCGACCCGTTCCGCTGCTTTGTCTGGTGTCATACCGCATTCTGTGACTAACGTAAGCGGCCACATTCGCGCAATAAAATCACGCTTACCGTTAATTTGTCGGGTAAAGTCCGCTTTGACACGGACAATTGCCCCCAGTTGGTTTTCCAGATAATCCAGATATTCCATTGTTTGCGGGTGCTCATGCCCCGTATCAGCAATCACCCGGACATGGCTCACACCTGCCTCACGGGCTAAAAGCGATTGTGCCAATGAATCTTTACCGCCAGAAATACTAACGACATTGATTGCATCAGATGCAAAGCAGCGGCTATCAATCATGAATTAGCCCTTATTCATAGATGAGAATGCGGCTTGACATAATTTGCCAATACGTTCGATTTCATTAGCCAATGAGGAAAGACTATTAATTTCAACAGTCCCGATATGACGCCGAATTAAGCCAGCCACCAACATTTCAATAGTGGGGTAATAGCCGATTGGCTCTAGCCGCTCTTGGCCTTTATTTTTCCCCTCTTTGCTGATTTTTATTTCATTGAGAATAAATTGCTGACTGTCACTGGTAATAAGATGTTGTTCGCCAATTTTAATATTCATTATTAATCCCTAATTTAAATAGCCGGTTCTATATCTTGGTTTGGTTAAACTTTTCAGCTTCCTGCCGCAGCAGTTCCACAATCTCAACTGACGAAAAACCCTCACTTGCCACATGGGTGGCCAGACGGTCTAAATGACTGGAAAAACTGACAGCCGCATCGGCTTTGGCTTCTCTTCTGGCCATATCCAATGCATGTTGGCGGGACTCAGCCGCTGCCCTGTTACTCATTTCCTGCCCTACTGTTTTATGCATATGCATGTTGTTTGCTCCGAATTTAGGTAATAAAAATCCCCGGCCACCGATGGGAAGCCGTTGGTATTTATGGTGTTGGGTTAATTAATGCAGTTGTTGGGTAGTGCTGGCTGATGCACAAGAGTGGTTAATTTGCGTCAAGCCGTGGATCTCAATGGTTCTATTCCACCAGTTATTAATCATGCAGGTTAAAGAGCCTAATCCCAGCCAACCTGACATATGATAAATGGCACGAATAGAGGCCAGCGCTTCGACCTGATCACTATTTGATTCAGCCTCACGGTATGCCCGGCACCAAAATGCGGCATGAGCAGAAAACCATTGGTGTGGGTTGGTCAGATGAATGGTGTCATTAAACATAATTGGCTGTAATTCGACGTTGTTACCCGCCAAACGACATTTACCCAAGAAGAATTGCGCGTAATTATGGGCCACGCCCCAATGGCTAAAGTCGTCTAACAGGCCATTTCTATCTACTGAAATTGCTTTCATCGCGTTCCCTTAATTATCGGTGTAATGCATATTGGCCATCGATTGGGCTGCAATCATTTCCGGGCCGTACGTTTTTACCGGTGCCGGTTGATTGTGCGATTTCCGGCTACTGTTGCTCTCTTTCATAAAATCCAGTGGCCCAATAGAGCCGAACAAATCCACCAACATTCGCAGGCGCTGAATACCTCGCCTCAGTTGATTCAACTCTTCACGGGAAAAATCATCCCACATGTAGTTACAGTGCTCTGATTTCATCCCTGCGGAGTGAAGCAAAACCCCCCGCCGTTCTGCCGGTAGCTTTTCCCATATCACCCTTGCCCGGCTGTGACTGCCGGTCACTTTGTGGCGGATAATGGCTATCCATTTGCTATTATTGGCTGACATGCTTACCCCCTAAACCCCATCAAACGGAACCACCACCGGCGGCGTTTGGTTTTAAAGATTGGCTTACGTGATTCCCCTAGAAACACCACTCGACTGGCACTGGGTTGCCAGCGTTGGCCGTTTGGTAGCTCTATCCAACCGTGGCCAAAATGACTTAATTGCTGGCTGGGTGATTGTTGTTTCAGGTAGTTAGCGAAAGCTTTCATAAGTTCCTCAGTTCAGGCCCGGAACCAGTCCGCTGGCGCTGATAAAATCAACCGCTGCGGCCAGTGCTGGCGTGGATTGAAAACGCATTTCAACCGATACAACAATCAGCGACAGGTCACGAATGGCCTGATTCGCACGGTCAAGAATGGCGTTTCTACGGGATTGCGTCATAGGCCCGGCGGTTACGGTTTCACCGGCAATCGCACCGATTGCCGCCGTAGCGCTAAGCGCATGGGTGGGTAGGTTGCCCGGCATTGCTTCATTTGCCGGTACCGCAGGCAAGCAATGTAATTGGGCCAATAAGCCATCCATAAGGCGAATATCTTCACTGGCATCAATCAACACAAGTAACTCGACACAAGTTAGCTGATGTGGCTGATCAGGATTCAGTTTGTTACGCAGGGTCTGCGGATTCATCCCCGCTCGCCCAGCCAGTTCAGTAATGTTATGGGCCAAGGCAAACCGGCGCATGGCCACATCAAAGCAAGGATGTTTAGAAACCTGATAATCAAACATAGCCAAAAGCCTCTTGAGTTCTCAAAATGGCATCAACGGATCGATATTAATTTCAATATTTGAATGGCCATAAATTTCTGATTGCTGCTTTTTTTTGTACTTGGCATAAAGAATTTTTGAGCGGCTATGTGCATGTCTCTTAGGGCGAAGAGTTAACCATCCCTTTTTCACCCATGAATACACTGTGTGAATAGATACTTTTTCAAGTGAAGCAAACTCCTTTGGAGTAACAACAGCACTTGGGATACTGATTGATATCTGTGAACTCATGAGGCAAAATCTCCGGTTAAGTTAGTATAAGTTCGCATGAGTTACCCTAAAGTTCATACTTGGGTACTTAGAGGATACTAAGTCCACATATGGGAAGTGTCAATGGAAAAGTTCACAGATGGGTACAAAATAGATCCGAACGTTGGAGGGAAAGCAGCAATAGAGCGTCTTCTCGCTGCTTATGGATTCCGGACACGCCAAGCATTGTGTGAACAGGTCGGCGTTTCAAAAAGCACTATGGCAAATAGATATTCACGGGATACATTTCCCGCTGATTGGATAATTCAATGTGCTTTAGAAACAGGCGTTTCGCTCAAATGGCTAGCCACAGGTGAGGGTTCAATGATCTTTGACCCAGCAACAGATATTGAGCCTATTGATAAATTAAAACTTATTGACGGTAAGTTGCACCCTGCTAACTATTTGATGATTGATAAAGCCCTACTCCCAAATAATCTGACGAAAGCACTCATTCTTGTTGATGGTGATTCAACCTACTTTTTGGATAAAGAAATAGACGATGTATCAGATGGATTATGGCTTATCGAAATTGAGGGAAGATCCAGTATCAAAAAACTTACTCGCATCCCGATTGGTCGAGTTAAAATTACCGGTGATGATGTTTCTTTTGAATGCTCTTTGGAAGAAGTCAAACTGGTAGCCCGTGTTGCATTAACGTTAATCAAAAATTAACTGGTATTCACATGACGGTAAGAAAACTTTCCTCTGGAAAATGGATCTGTGAATGCTACCCCAGTGGGCGAAATGGTAAACGGGTAAGGAAACAATTTGCTACTAAAGGTGAGGCATTGGCTTATGAAATTTTTAAAATGGATGAAGCCAATAACAAGCCTTGGCTCGGTGAGAAAGCTGATAAACGCACTTTATCTGAGCTAATAAAATTATGGGATTCCCTTTATGGGCAGACGTTAGCTGACCCAGAAAGAATGAATGCTAAGTTAGAGATAATTTGCCAAGGTTTAGGCAATCCTATTGCAAGCGAAATTACTGCTGCTGATTTTTCAAAATATAGAGAAAAAAGGCTCAAGGGTGAAATAAAAGGAACTAATGGTAATTTACTGGCAAAAGTAAAACCGCGCACAATAAACCTTGAGCAAATGAATTTATCTGCTGTTTTTGGGACATTAAAAAAATTAGGACACTGGCCTGCTCCTAATCCCTTAACAGGATTGCCAACTTTTAAAATTGCTGAAAGTGAACTTGCCTACCTAGAACCATTAGAAATAAAACGATTATTAGACTCATGCGCTGAATCAACCAATCCACACTTACTAACAATTGCGAAGATATGCCTTTCGACGGGTGCGCGTTGGAGTGAAGCCGAGAAATTAGAGGGCCGACAAGTAGCAAAATACCGAATTACATATACAAAAACCAAGGGTAAGAAAAACCGCACTGTCCCAATAACTCAAGAACTCTATGACGAAATGCCACATAATCGGGGAGCGCTATTTACTCCTTGCAGAAAAGCATTTCAAAGAGCAGTAAAAAGAGCAGGCATTCAACTACCTGATGGACAGTGTACACATGTATTGCGCCATACCTTTGCCAGTCACTTTATGATGAATGGGGGGAACATACTTGTGCTGCGTGAAATACTCGGGCATGTCGATATAAAAATGACAATGGTATATGCCCACTTTGCGCCCGAACACCTTGAAGATGCGACAACTAAAAACCCTCTTGCTGGTTTAAATTGGAAGCCAAAAACTGGCGGCATAATGGCGGCAAAGGGTACAAACTAATACTAATTTGCACAAACTCATACTAACTTAAACCAATAAATAACATGAAGTTAGAGATGTTTTGATTAATGTGCAGCCAACAAATAATAACGTAGTAATTTCGGACGGGGGTTCAAATCCCCCCAGCTCCACCAAATACTTGGTTGATGGCTACCAGAGCCATCCAACGAAGTCCTAGAAGCCCGCATGGCGCAAGCCCTGCGGGCTTTTTTGTATCCTCTCGAGTCTGAAGTCACCTAATTAAATCCAATCCTTTTAGGCCCAATGAAAACTATTATGGTTTTCATTGGGCCTACAAAAGCGGTGACTGATCATGGCAAGACAAACCAAGCCGTTGACCGATACGGAAATCAAGGCAGTAAAAGCCAAAGACGCAGATTATCGTCTGTATGACGGAGATGGCCTGTCACTGCTAATCAAATCGAGCGGCAGTAAACTCTGGCAATTTCGCTACTATCGCCCTTTCACCAAACAACGCACTAAGCAGACTTTCATACGCTTAACGCAAGATGCATCACTGCATCTAAAGACTCCTTATACCTCAATTTCTGGTGCGTGCTAA